CTGTGCAAGCTGGGCCAGAATCTCGAACTGTTCCTGATGGATGGTCAGCGTGTCCGGCGATTCATCAATAATGATGTCTACGTCCATCTCGGCCACCTGATTCTCGACCATGGCCACCTGATTCAGTCTCGGGTCTTGCGTTGCCACCATCTGCTGCAATGCCATGGCTGCTCGCTGGTCGCCTTCCTGTGCCTTCTGTTGCAAGCCTTCGCCATAGGTCAGCGGCTTGTTCAGCCCTACCCATTGCAGGTTATCCTCATCGTCAGTTACCCGAATCCACTTTTCCTCAGTCCAGAACTGGCGGACACGCAGCCACATCTGGCGGTAGACACGAACACGCCAATTCTTTAGGCGCATCAGCAGCGGGCCGAACTGGGTAGATCGGCCAGCCTGAATCTGACGGACAGCCTTTCCGGACAAGCCTTCAACCTCATCAGCCATCATAAGTGAGGCGCGCACAGAGTCAGCCTTGTTAACGGCGTCCTGATAGAGCTGAACCTGACCGCTTGCCAGATCCGTGTTAGGGCTTACCTCGAACCGCATATTCGGGTTGACCTTGATGTAACCGTCAGCCTTTTTCAGCTCCTGCTTGGCCTCGTATTCATCAGATACGGCGCCATCCTCAGCGATAACCTGACGGGCAGATAGCATAAACAGCGCCTTGCTGCGCCGCTTGTTAATCTCAGTCTGCGGGTCTAGCAGGGACTTCACATAGCCGTAGCGCTCATTGTCGCGGTCAACGTACAGGCTGACAGCTTCAATCGGACATACCGGCTCGCCGTTTTCATCCACGAACGGGACAGGCTCAGACTCAATCAGGCTCAGACTGCCGGTGAAGTGGCAGACATGCCATTGTCCATCTTTGATGTAGTAGTGCTGACAGACCCGAACACGGCCACGGTCGCGGTCAATCCACTTCGGACGGTCTTCGAATGTTTCATCCTCTGCGCCAGAGTCGCCGGACATATACAGGTCAACGTCTTCGGCCTTGTCCTTGTACAGCCGCTTGGCGTCGGACTTATCCATCCAGACCACAATGCCCATAAACTTAGCATCGCTGAAATCATGCTTGCGGCTGTGCGGGTCGTAGTAGAATCTGTCCCAAGGAATCTCTCTGGTGACGATAGAAACACCGTCGCCGTCTTTCTCAATCTCGGTAATGCAGGCGCCGTAGCCCTCGATAATCAGGTTCTCGGCCACACTGGTATAGATGGATTCCTTGAAGTCGTTGTAGTCGCTGATGTAGCGAAGGGCATCAGTAGCCGCTGAAGCTGCGCCATCGTCGCCACGGTTGCGCGGATATGCAGCCGGGTCGCCGTAGTGGTTCAGGGCCATGCCGACTAGATGGTTAACCTGATCCTTGATGTAATCGAACACTACCGGAGCCTGACCGCGCGCACGGAGCGTCATCTGCTCTTCGCTAGTCCATTGCTTCAGGTCATAGAAGTCACGGCAAAGCTCAGACGCCTCGCGGGCATCCTGCGTAGCCTCAAGGAATGATTCGAAGTTCTTGCGAAACTTGGTTACATCGTCTTCCACGATTCGCCACCCTGTCTGCGCCGACCCCATGCGTCAACGTCTGGTTGCTTTGGCGGGCCTGCCGGCTTTCTGCCTCGGCTTGCCCCTATCATCGGCTCCAGCGCATAGCGGATGGCGTCGATGTAGTGGTTAAATGCGTCAACCGGTATAGGTCGAATATCACCTGATAACCTGTCTACCTTATAACTATACAGTCTAAGCTCCCTTGCTGTCTCTACGCAATCGGAATGAACAATAATTGACCGAAACGAGCGCATGAACTCAATCCCGTCTTCTACTGACCCTGACCACTTGCTGGCTGGAATCAGCAAAGGCATCCCGTTGCGCTTGATGAAGCTAATGGATTCAGGTCTAGCGCAATCGGCCCGGACAACATGCTGAGACACGCCAGGCATAACCGACTTAACGAATGGCGCCGTATCGTCAAGTTCTAGCCCGACCCTGCCAGCCTCTCGCCGGATATACAGAGATTCATCCTTAATCCAGCACTCGACAGCCGCAGTCGGATCTTGAGCAAAGCCAAAGTCTAGTCCGAAGTACGGCCCGTCATAGGCTGAATCTGGCTCGAAATCGTCTATCCGCCACTTGCCTGAGAATATCTGGGCGTCTGACTGCTCATAGTAATCACCCTCCCAGACATGCTGGTACAGGGCTGCGTCCATCGTTTGCAGTGCGTACTGGCGCTGCTCCTCAAGCTCAGACGGAAACCATGGGTTGTCACCGTGATTCAGCTCGACAATGGCGGCCCTTGGCGGGGTGTTTTCAATGAATCGCTGGTCAGTCGGGCTGCCTCTCAGGCGCCTGTTCCAGATAACCCATATCTCAGACTTAGGCGCCCGGATGGTAGGCTCAAGAATCTGCCAGCTAGTCTCGGGTACGTCTTCGGCTTCCTCGACAATGCAAAGGTCAATCTGTGCTAGAGACTTGATGCTGCCCTGATTGTGCCTCAGACCCCTGAAGATGAACTCCGTCCCATTCTTGCCACGGATGTAGTCAACGCCAACGGTGTAGGCATTCTCAAGCCATGGCTCGCTGGCTATGGCGTTCTTCAGCTCGGCATGGAATGACTCTTTGATGCTGTTCTGCATCTCACGAGTGCAGAGGATACGCAGCTTTTCGGCATAGCCCCAGATTGCGGCCATCTTGGCGAATGTAAACGACTTGCCGGAACCACGTCCACCATAGGCACCACGGTAGCGCAGAGAGCCTCTAGGCTGGGAGAATACCGGCTTCAGCTTTGGCGGAACCTCAACCTGTACGGTTGTCATCAGGGGCTACAATCTCGATTCGTGTCGGGGACATGCTGCCGTCACTGCTTACATGGTCAACCTTCGATTCAGTCTTGTCGCTCATACCAAAGCGGTTAGACAGGTACAGCTTAACCAGCGGAGCATTGCAGTCGCGGGTTCCCATCAGGTCGGTGCGAAGCCTGCGGAGCCAATACGCCTCTCCGACTTCCTTCGCCCGCGAAAATGCGTCCGAAAACTCTGGATATTGCTCAGTCCATAGGTAAAGGGTGGACTTGCTAACACCTAGCTCTGCGGCGTATTCAGTTGCGCATCCGCCTTCAGACATAAAGGCAATGACGCCTTCACAGTAGGCTGGGTCATACTTTGTCGGCCTGCCTACCTTAGCCATGCGGATAGTCCCTCACATAAGCGCCGTCAGCGTCGAATACTCTGATGGTAGTAATGACTTCCTTGGTCTCTGTGGTTCCGGTTAGCTTGACCTTCAAGTCATAGGTGGCGCCGCTATTGCCGCCGCTAATCGTAACCGTAGCCTTATTCCCAGACACAGACGATGACGCAACTGTCAGGCCGCTACTTGCCTCTACCGCTAATGTGCTGGCGGTGTCCGAGCCGAAGTACAATGTGAAGTCGTAGACAATGGATGTTACGTCATCCTCGCCTTTAGTCAGATAGGCAAGTGACGGCATCCCCCGGCTGTTAACCGTGATTTGTTGGGCCATTAGCTGATCTTGATAAAGTGAATGTCGATATCAGGATCAGTGGCGCTGGCCAAGCTTGCCCGGATATCTGTGCCGGCTGGAACCTCAAGGTTAATCTGGCCTGCGGCAGTCAGGGTGCTGGAGCTGATAGCAGTCCACGCACCGCCAGCGCCCTTCTTCTGTGGTGTAAGTGTGCCGCCGCCAAAGGTTCCGGTGGCGTCCATCTGGATGACGGTTTTAGACGGAAACCGGACAGATGATGTCTGGCCGTCCGCTGTCAGGGTGAATTGATGGCTCATGTGTGCCTCCGGGTATGGTTATGAGCCAATGTTAGCATATTATGGAATAAGGGCAATGCTATGATTTTGCAAGCTCAATCACCCGCTGCGCTTTCTTGCCGCCACGGCGCCGCTTGCGCTCTAGCTCTTCCTTGCCGCCTAGCGTGAAGTCTCGCCAGTCGTAGTTTTCCTGCCTGCCAGTCGGGCCGAATCGGCGTATCTGGCCACCGTTGGCTAAGAATGC